TTTTATAATTTTTGTAAAAGGAATCATTGGGAAATGGATAAAACTAAAACAGGTAACCTGATAAAAAGATTAGAAAATTTTGTTGGAGAAGAGAGAGTAAGAATAAAAAAACAACAACCAAGATTAGTAAAAATTAAAACAATGAAACAAACGGAAGCGTCAGTATCTAAAACACCATATGAGATAGAAAACTTTTAATGATAGGAGTGAATTGGCACTTACGATTTCGTTTAAAGATAGAAGAACTACAAAAAGAAAATGAAGAACTTAAACTTAAAAAAAAAATACTTGAACGTAAAGTAAAAAAATATGAAAACAATAATATTAGGACCACCGGGAACAGGCAAGACAACAACGTTGTTGAATCTGGTGGATCAGTTTATACAGCAAGGAATAAGACCTAAACAAATAGGTTATTTTTCTTTTACAAAGAAAGCTGCAACAGAAGCAGCAACTAGAGCTGCGGAAAAATTTAACTTAGATGTAGAAGATGATCTAACTTATTTTAGAACTCTACATTCTTATGCTTTTAATCAATTAGGTATGACTAGAGAGAAGATGATGGGTAGCGAAGACTACAAAGAGTTTGGTGAAAAATGTGGTATTCCTATTAAAGTTGCAAAATTTTCTGATGGGGATGGTACATTTAATTGTGATAATGAATATCTTACAATAATAAATACAGCAGCTGTTAAGCGAATGGACCTATTAGAATATTATGATTCAAGAAAAAATATATTAGACATAGAAAGAAATACATTATTTTTATTAGCGGAAGAATTAAAAAGATTTAAAAAAGAAAAAGGACTTAAAGACTTTAATGATTTGATTGAAGATTATTTATTAAAAGAAACTACAAATAAGTTTGAAGTATTATTTATAGATGAAGCTCAAGACTTATCTTTATTACAATGGGAAATGGTAAGAAAGATTTGGGCCAAGGCAGGTAAGACTTATATTGCAGGCGATGATGATCAAGCTATCTTTAAATGGGCTGGTGCTGATGTGGATCACTTCATAGCACTTAAAGAAGAAGTAGATGATATACAAACATTAGATCAATCTTATCGTATTCCTGGAGGACCTATACACGAACTATCACAAAAGATAATTAATCAAGTACAAAATAGATTTGACAAAAATTATAAACCTAGAGCTGAAGAAGGAATCTTAAAAAGATATTCTGACATTACACAAGTAGATATGTCTAAAGGTAATTGGTTAGTTTTATCATCAGCAAATCATTTTTTAGATCAGGTCAAAGAAGTATGTGAACTACGTGGCTGGTATTATCAATACAAAGGACGTAACTCTATACCACTTAAACTTTTGTTGGCATTAAATAATTGGGAAGCTTGGCGTACTAATGCTTCATTAAATTATCTAGAGATAAAAAACATATATGAATATTTAGGATCAAATGTACTAGAAGGATTTAGAAAAGCTAAAACACTTCATACTGATCAAAAATATTTAATGAGAGATTGTAGAGCTGAACACGGATTACTTACTGATAAAGTTTGGTACGATGCCTTTGAAGGTTTAGACAATATCACAGAGAATTACATTCGTAATATGAGGGCGAATGGTGAGATGATAAATAAAAATCCTCGTATCATAATGTCAACAATACACGGAGCAAAAGGAGGAGAAGCCGACAAAGTTTTATTGATGCAAGATATAACTAATGCAGCGCTAGAAACGTTTAGTCACGACCCGGATGAATTACATAGATTATTCTACACAGGTGCGACGCGCGCGAAGCGTGAATTACACGTCTTAGATCCAAAGGATTTTGATCGAGCTTATATACTATGAAAAAAAAATATAAAAAACTTTTCGAATCAGGAGTAATAAATAAAGATGCTAAATTAGGAGATTTAAAATCTTTGTTAAGACAAGTTGGTGGACAACACTACCAAGATTTTGTCATTCAACCAGCAGAGTTTATAAATAAAAACAAGTTGCTTTTCGCGGAGGGGAACGCTATAAAATATATAGTGAGAGCATCTAAAAAGGGTGGGAAAGAGGACCTTCTTAAAGCTAAGCACTATATTGATATGATAATCGAAAGGGATTACGAATGAGAAATACACAAATACCTTTGTTCACTCCAGAAACAGAGTGGGTAATGCCAGAAGAATTAAAAAATCTTAAAGGTGCAAAAGAAATAGCGATAGATTTAGAGACTAATGATCCACATTTAAAAGAGCTAGGCTCTGGTAATGTGACTGGAAAAGGCCATATTGCTGGCGTTGCGGTGGCCGTAGAGGGCTGGTCAGGCTATTTTCCTATCCACCACGAGTCCGGTGGTAATATGGATAAAAATCTAGTGTTAAATTGGCTTAAAGATATTTGTAGCCAGGTAGATACTACCTTTATATTTCACAATGCAATGTACGATATTTGCTGGTTAAGGTCAGCAGGTATAGTCGTTAAAGGTAAAATAGTAGACACAATGATAGCAGCGTCTTTAATAGATGAGAACAGAATGTCTTATGCATTAAATACACTGTCAAAATTTTATGTAGGTATTGGTAAAGATGAAAGCATTTTAAATGCAGCAGCCAAAGAGTATGGCCTAGATCCTAAAAAAGATATGTGGCGATTACCTGCTTTGTTTGTAGGACAATATGCAGAACGTGATGCTGAATCTACACTTAAACTTTGGCAAAGATTAGAAACAGAATTATACAAAGAAGAACTTTGGGATGTATTTAATTTAGAGACAAAACTATTTCCTTGTTTAGTAGATATGAGATTCAAAGGTGTAAGAGTTAATCTTGAAAGAGCAGCTAAAATTAAAAAAAATCTTATGGAAAGAGAAGCTAAAATTGTTAGTAGAATCAAAGACTTAACTAATGTTGATGTAGAAATACACGCAGCTAGATCTATTGCAAAAGCTTTTGATAAACTAAAACTTCCATATGATAGAACAGAAAAAAGTAAAGAACCAAGTTTTACAAAAAACTTTTTACAGAATCATCCACACGAATTACCAAAACTAATTGCTGATGCAAGAGAGATAAACAAAGCACACACTACATTTATAGATTCAATAACTAAACACGCAGTTAAGGGTAGAATACACGCAGACATAAATCAAATAAGATCAGATGCAGGAGGAACTGTAACAGGTAGATTTAGTATGAGTAATCCAAACTTACAACAAATACCTGCAAGACATCCTGAACTTGGTCCTATGATTAGATCTATATTTATTCCAGAAGAAAAAACTAAATGGGGATCGTTTGACTACTCACAACAAGAGCCTAGAATTTTAGTACATTATGCAAAACTACAAAATTTGTCAGGAGTTGATGAAATTGTAGACGCATATAACGCCGGAGACGCTGATTTCCACCAAGTCGTGGCCGATATGGCAGGCATAGAACGTAAACAAGCCAAGACAATTAATTTAGGTTTAATGTATGGTATGGGTAAAAATAAATTAATGGCTGAATTAGGTTTGATGAAAGAATCAGCAGAGAAATTAATTAAACAATATCATTCTAAAGCTCCATTCGTAAAACAACTTATGGATAATGTATCTCGTAAAGCAAATGACAGAGGTAAAATTAGAACTTTAGGAGGACGTGCGTGTCATTTTGATCTTTGGCAACCAACTCAATTTGGTATATTTAAACCACTACCACTAGAGATGGCCAGAAAAGAATATGATGAACCATTAAAACGTGCATTTACTTACAAAGCATTAAACAAATTAATACAAGGATCAGCAGCTGATATGACTAAAAAAAGTATGGTAGCCTTATATGAAAATGGTATAATACCACACATTCAAATTCACGATGAAGTAGACATATCTGTTGAATCTGATGCTAAAGCTGAAAACATTATTGAGATAATGGAGTCAGCTGTAAAACTTAAAGTACCGAACAAAGTAGATTATGAGCAAGGGGAAAACTGGGGTAAAATAAAATAGTGGCTTACTTAAACGCAAACATTCCAGCTACCTACGCACAAATACGAAAGGAGTATTTATATGATCTTAAAAAACATCACGGAGAAGTTGAAGACTGTATTATCTTTGGCATCACCTCTATGGGTGGGCGCGCGATCTTATTTCATTGCATTATGGAAAATGGTGCAATCTTTTATCGTCTCCCAATATCAGCATTTATTCAAAGAGGATTTAAAATCGAAGATGTACCTAAACGTAGACTTGATGAGTTGGAGCTATGGAATTCTTTTAGTTATTTTCCTACTGTTACTTCTTGGAATATCTTAAGCGCAGCTTCAGGAAAATATATTGGTAAAGATAAAAAGTGGCATCACGGCAGCTACCTATTTACGGTTGACTGGGCACACCCAGATGGTAATATACTAGATACCGATCATTCGGAAATACCACACGAACATAAGTGTGCACATATCATAGCCCTAGACGATGGGAACTATGCGGCTCAGCCAAACAACAGATGTATTTGGGACCTACCTTCTTTCACGGTGAAAGATAATATTCCTGACTGGAAGGTACAAACAAATGAATGGAACGTAGAAGATACAGGTAAGTGGAAGACTGAAGACACCGACAATTTCTTTTATGAGATTGAGGAAAAAAAATGAGGAACGTAAATTATGAACATTGCAGAACTATTCAAAAAGAATATTATATTAGTACCCGTAATAGCTTCTGTATTAGTTGGAACGTTCACGGGTGTTAGATATATTGTTAATCTAACAGACACAATCAACGACAATCAAAATAAAATAATAAATCTTCAAAGAGATTTAACCACTGCTCAAGATAAAATTATAGATCAAAACACAAGATTAACTTCTGCGGAGTCTACGTGGCAGATGGCAGAGAATTTATATAGACAACTAGCAGATCAAGTCAGAGAACACAGCTATGACATTAAGGATTTAAACAGGTAATGTATGGAGATTCAAAGGATGGACTACAGATTTACAGCAATACTTATTTTAATGCTAACATTATTAACTTTGTTTGCAGAACCTGCATATCCTAGAAACGAATATCTTAACGAGTATGGTGCAAGATGTGGAGATTTTGAAGTAAGAACAGACAGACGTGATACTGATTATAATTACTCAGACAATAGTACAAACGAACAAGAATATTTAAGTTTCACATACAGAAAATATTTAGGTGTAGATTGTAAAACCATAAACGAAAACGTAAAAATTAAACAACAATTAGAGTTGATGAAGATGTGTGGTCGAGTTAATGCTAATCCAACACTAAAACATAACCCTGAATTCTCTCTATTGGTCAATAAATGTAGGGGTATTGCGCCTTCGGGCATTGATAATAGACCTAAAGATGCAAATAGCCATTGGGATACCCTTAAAAATAACTATAAAAAAGAAAACCCTGATGTTATATTGATGAACGATAAATTTATAGGACCTAAAAAAGATAAATGAGTAAACAACCATTAAACATATCAGAGTCTGCAGCTGTACAGATGCCGATGAAAACCGTAGCCTCTCTAATAATTTTAGTAGCTATGGGTGTATTCGCATATACAGAGCTAACTTCAAGATTAGTATCGTTAGAGACTTCACGTGAATTGTTTGAAAATGATTTACTAAAAAAATCAGAACAGGTCCCGGTAGACCAAGAACAGCTATTTTTATTGGAGGATCTTTATAAGTCTGTGGAAAAAATAGAAATTAGAATAGAAAATATGATGCACAATAAAGTCAACATACAATTTTTACAAAAACAAATGGAAAAAGCTTTAAAAGATATAGAAGTAATAAAAGATAAGGTAAGAGCCAATGGAAAGAGTCACTAGAAAAGTATTACAATATATCTCTGATATGGAGAAAAAAGCTAAACAAATGAAGTTTATTAGAGATCTTAAACAAGAGGTTGAAATAAATGGTACAGGCACACATAAATATAGAATTAAATATGGGCCAAACAAAGGGACAGTAACAAAATGATCGAGCATATTGTAGCCCTTTTAATGTTTGTAGGCCCTGATATCAAAGAGCATAGAATACAAATTGATCCAAAAACAGGTAAATCTTCTATGTCAATTTGTTTAAAGCATAAAAGAGAAGCTACTAGATTTCCTAAAGAAAATATAGAATATAAGTGTATTAAATCTAAAGCAGAGTTAGAAAAAAATATCGATGGATCTTTTTCTATAAAAGCATTAATACTAGAGTAATGCCTAGAAAAAAAAGACTCAAATTTGTAGCTGAAGTTGTAAATGGAAAGTGTCCAACGTGTGAAGAATTTACAGGATTAGTTTGTATTGAAAAATATTTTTTTAGATGTATGAATTGCGGTGCTGATTTAGAGCAACACGTTAATGGTAAAATAATTTATTTACCTATTATTCAAACACCCAAAGGGGCTAAACCTTTTGTTAGAGAATGGCTAGAAGAAGATGGCGAAAAAGTTTAAAGATCAAGTATCTCACGAACCTATATTTAATAAAACAAATATTGGTAGGCACCCTAGTTTATGTAAGATGAATAAACATAGACGTAGAACCTGGAAGAAGTATCGGGGCCAGGGAAAATAATGAATTTCATATTAGTTCTTTCAATCTGTACACAAATGTACGGAAATTGTTTACCACCTATATCTCACAAAGAAATTTATAATTCACATTTTGAGTGTGCAACCTCTGGTTACAAAATAGCCGAAGAAATGATGCAGCAAATGGGGCAAGATCGTGTCAACAATGACCGAATTGTGATTGGCTTTAAGTGTCAACCTAGATTAGATATTTAAGTTGTCTGCCCGTCCCTAGAAAGGGACGAACAAACAAAAGGTGTGAGAAGAGATCCTCACATTATAATAAAAAAATAACACTTGCAAATTCTTTTTTAATGGGATAAATTCCCACAAATGAGAAGAATAAAAATCAGAAAGGAAACGAATGGCAGATCCAGCTAAGTATAAATCTCTATCAGTTAATAAGGCTGATTGGGAACAATTAGGGACCCTCGCAGTAAAAACTAATAGGACCAGGTCAAAAATGATTGGCAGACTTATTAGATTTTTTTTAGATAACAAAGGTGTGAAAGCAAATGGAAAAGATAAAAATACCAAACAATAGATATATTTGCCCAGAATGTACCGGCAATGGTTACAAAAGAATTGCTAAGAATATGGTTGTTCAATGTGAGAAATGTAAATCACAAGGCGAACTAGAAATGGAAGCGCCTACGATTGAGGAGCTCGATGAGATAGCTCAAAAAGCGAGGCTACAGTGAAAAATCCTGTGGCCAAAGCGCTTCGAACACCCAAATTTAAACCCAAGAAGGTAGAAAGTAAAAAAAAATATAGCAGAAAACCAAAAGTTAATGGTTATTATTATGATGGCTATGAAGATAAATTCACGGTTTTATATGTCGATAAAAAATAAAATAAAATTTAAAAAAAATAATAACGTTTCTAAAAAAGATGTTGAGTACCAAGGTGGCGGCGCTTACAAAGCCATTATAAAACTTTTCGGTGATCAATTAGATGATGAGAAGTTTGCTGAACATTGCAAAAAATTTTTTAAAGGAAACAATGACTGAAGTTGATGCAGCCTACATTGCTGGATTATTTGATGGAGAAGGAAGCATTACTTA